ATCGTATTTTGTCCATACTGATGATAAATAATGTCCTCAGCACCACTTCTGTCAGACATGAATTCGTGATATTTCTGAACAGCTTTTGCTGAAGGGATTAATCTGTACTTGTTACGTCTTGCGACAAATAAAACAAGCTCTTTGTGTAGTGGGTGATTCTTACAGTTCTCAAGAATGGAAATAGTCCTAATTCCAAAGTACTCCTTACCAGCTAGGTCACTATCACTAAAGTCTGTGAAACGTTCTTGGTGAATTAGCCTATTCAAGGCTCTATAAACTGGATAAACACCGTGTTCGTTAATATTCATCTGATATAAATTTTGAAGAAACGTGATCATGGCTTCATCAATTTCAGTTTTCTTCAAGTTAGCTGATATTCTGTATAAACCGAAATTGTCTAAGACAATATCTAGATACTTCTTGGGAACCATATAAATCCCATCATCACCTTGAATCTGAGCGAACCTCAAGATACGGTATACCACCTCTTCAGGGATATCATCTCTGGTTAATAAACTGGCAACAATAAGATATTGAACAATGCTATCTACTGTATTGGTAAATGTGCTTCCAGATGGTACTCCATGTCTACCGTCCAAAATTCCGTCCGGAGTAATAATTCCAATAGTACTCATAGTCTTGCTAATTCCCATAAGTGTTTCTCGGTACTTAGGTTGGAAAAATGTTGAAATGAACTCAAAAGCAAGATCAATTAACTGATAATTGATTGATGCATCATAAGAAGAAAAGTCAATACTAACAAACGTTTCGTCCTCTCTTTTATTCCTGAAGATATCCTGAACACTAGGATCAACACTTTCAGGCCCGCCCAAAGCACTTCGCCAAGTAAAATTCTTCTCTAATCTTAAGAACGGTTGAAAGAAGGACATCTCTAAGAAAGTCTGGTATATAGGAAAACCCCATACAGCTCGCGTTTTCTTTTGTTCTTGAGTACGAGTAAATAACACACAAGGTGTATTTCCAGATTCCATCAATTCCTGAAGTCTTGATTTATCTTTAATGATCAAATCCTTAACCATCCCCTTTCTTCTATAATATGGTAGTCCGGAGTTGGTACTATTCTTTAAATAAGAAAGTGTTCTTTCATCCGATAATGGTCTTAATGAATTATTAGCTTGGTTAAGCTGAGATACAATAGGTATAACCGATCTAATGCGGTCTATTAAATCAGTGGGTAGAGATTCTTCGTTAAAGTAATCTTTAACTGATTGCTTACGACTTTCCCAATCAAGCTGGATTGACCTAGGACCGAATTTAAGTCGTTGAGCTGCCTCAATAGTTTTCAACTCCTCGCTTATAGAATCAATGTTGGCTTTGTATTCCTTATCAAAGTCTTCTAAGAGTTTCTCAGGTCCGTTTTGTTCGCCAAATGGTGTGACGTAGTTAACGTTAGAGCCCTTAATTACATTATCCAATAAGCGGGGAATGCCACCCTTTACCGAAGCAATATCAAAGTCTAGTTCTTTATAAGATCTAACTAATTTATTGATGAATTCAAATTGTGGGATTGCCATACTTATGTTTTTAAGTTAATGAGTTAATAATATTGTGTCTGTAGTTGGAATAGTTTACTAGCACCTACAAATCTAGTACTCTGATGATATGGAGTAATGGATAAGATGTTAAAGTAGCAAGAACTTGTAACATTTATGTGAACAAATAGTGAATATTACTGCATAGTCAGCTATCTAAAATAATTTTAATAAAG